CTGTACAGCGAGTTAGCAATATCAAAAACGTTTTTGACTTTCTTATCGAGAATAATACCTTTAGCGTGTTTTGGGAACATCTTTCGTGCATGCCCAATCTTTTGCTCATACGTAAGAGGATTCTTCTTAGCATCTTGCGAATGAGACAAGTATATATAGTACGGCTTGTTTCCAGACTTTGAGGATAGCACATCCATCAGTTTACCGTGCCCTACAGTAGGCGGATTCATTCTACCGAAGGTGAAGAATGCTTCTTTTTCTTTTTGTTCTTTTATGAAGCTTTTGAATGTTTTCATTATGCACCAAATAGTTTTTTAATATCTTCTTCTTTATCCAAGGAATATGGAGATTTTCCTTTGGAGAGTAATCGCCCCTGAATTCTTAATCCAGCAGAGCGGGCTGGAGTAGGTGGATCTGTCGGGAAGAATAATTTTCCTCCGCCGTATCCCAAACGCATTTCAATTTGTATCTCGGCTTTTAGTTCCGGTACAGGAAGTCTCAACGGATTCTTACCCATATAGAACAGCCCAGATCCACCTATGTTGATATAGTATACACCTTTCTTATTGTAATGCTTGATAATAAAGTTTGCACTAGTCTTAACGTTTTTGTTTATTTTAGCAAGCAATCCCTTTTTCTTTAGAATGTCTCGACCTTCCTTTGATACTTTGATAGGGACGCCCGAAATATTTTTATGAAATTCTACGGGATCTAATTGACGTGCTGCTTTAATATAGTTATCTAAATCTACCGCCTTTTCCTTTGCTGCAGCCAACATTAAGTCTAAATCTTCTGGATCTATCTGAGAAACTGGAGTAAACTGCTTAGTTGCGAAGTCATATCTAAATGACCCTCCCCCCATTTGATCTTTAGAGGATGCTTTGATTTCGATATTGAATGGCTTTCCATTGTAGGACGCTTCGATATCACCGGCACCTTGATTAGAAAATCCTGCGCCTGGTTTATCACCTGGATTAAGTCCAACAATATTAGCAGATTTCATAGCACTATAGACTTTCAATTCATAGTCTAATCCACCTTTACCTACAGTTTCGTTTAGATATTGTTTAAACGATTTCATTTGTCCCAACCTTTTACGACATCTGGTGAAAAATTATTGTATGAGAATTCCATGCGATCAACAAGTTTGACAGCGCCACCACTGAGTTTGTCGATAGCGACATAGCCTTCAGCACCAGTGACTTTGTATCCTTTTCTAGTCTTTACGAACGTGTCAAGACTCTGCAAATCGTTGAGTTTGTTTATGAGTTTGAGTTTTGCAATAACCATCAACTTTTGTAATCTAAACATATTTACAAGATTAGACTTGTTTTTGGGTGAGAAGAACTTCAACAGATCATCACGTTTTTTCATTTGTGTTGACTTACCGGCTTCTGTTTTACGCTTGTCTGCTTCTTTCTGGTATTTGTCTTCGATCCAGCGAATTAACTTCTCGGCGTGTGCAGTTTCGTTCTTGATAATCTCACCACGTCTTACGTAAGTGTTATTGAATGTTTCAATATGTTGTGCGAGTTCTTGATTTGCTTCCAACTCACGCAGAGTAGATCCAGCAATAGATCTAAACAACGTACCAATCTCAGATAATGTTTCGTTAACACTATCTGTCTCGGCTTTCGTCATTGTTGCTTTAGTAACGTCCCGTAAGAATGCGTCTTGTGACCAAACGTTTAGCGATTTCTTTAGTGATTTGACATCAACACCAAACGATGCTCGCATAGACTCAAAATCTTTTCCGGTGTATGTTGTGTGCCATACGATACCAATCTTAGCGGCACGAATGGGAGTAGACTGCTCAAAAGGAACAGCATACACAATTGTGTTAGGATGAAAAGTAACGTATTTCTTACCGTCAATGTTTTTGGTTTTTACGTCACCACGACCAAACAGAAAGTCGCCCTGAATTACCCCTTTAATTCCCAAAGCAGGTAAATATTTCAAAGCGTCTTTCAGTTTGGCTGCGAGATCGCCAGATGTATCTGCGTCGATCTCGGCGGGTGTCTTATAGACCTTGGGATTTTTGTTGAAGATTCCCTTCTTAGCAACAAAGAACTGCCCGTCCCTTGGATCAGTCCCAGCGAAGATTGCTGGCGCTCCATCCCATTTGACTGATACACTCCCCTCTTTTTTACCAGACAACATATCACGCATATCACGAAGCGCAAAGATTGCTTGGCGAGTACCATTAACACCACCATACAACACCTTATCCTCAAGGTGTGTCATGTGAGTATTTTTTTGTTCAGCAATAAATTGTGTAAAACCTTTCATCTATATTTCCTAATCGATATACTATTTATAAGTTAGGAAAATTTTAGACGGCTCCAATCTCTTCTCTCTTGAGATGCTCTAGATCCAAATTCCGACTTATCAAATAGAGGCTTATCATCATCAACCTGTCCACTGTCGGCTAAGTTATTCTGCGCATTCTGTTCTACATCATACAACTTCATTTTTGCTTTGTCAATCCCCACAATAAATCTTTTATTTGTATCCGGACTATTATATCTATTCTTCAATTGTTTGACCATAATCTGATTAAGATCGGCTAATTCCTCTGTGGATATTAAAGCAAACATAAAGTCTGCGGTTGCAGGAAGTCCAAACGATTCACTCGTGTCGGTTAGATCGATATCGGAACTAGCATATCCGCTTCGGGTGGTCTGCGTAGCAGAAACGATAGGTAGATCGTACTCTACTGCTAGTCCTCTGAGTTCTTCTGCGATAGACTTGATCATCGTATACGAATTGACTGCAGCGCCACCTTTCAATCTTGATGATGCGCAAATATTCAAGTAATCAACATAAATGATGTCAGGCTTGAATTGTTTCTTCAGTTTGATATCATTCAACAAATGCTTAAAGTGAGATACACTAGCGGATGCTGTAGGATATTCTTTTACGATTAGTTTGCCTTTAGTTTTGCGTTTGATTCGTTCGATTTTGTCCATATAATCATCTTTAGACATGGAATGAAGATAGTCCAGCGGAAGATTCATCAGATTAGCGTCGATTCGTTCAGCGATTCTTTCCTCACTCATTTCCAACGTGATGTACAAAACATTCTTTCCAATAGAAAGATTTGCGGCAGCAAAGTGACACATTGCGAGCGACTTACCAACACCAGTTCCGGCTAAGATAATGTTGAGCGTTTTGTTTGGAAGACCACTCTTTGTGATTCGATTCATGTAATCTAAATCAAAAGGTATTCTCTGCTCTACTTTATGATAGAACTCATATCGCTCTTCAGCATCTACAATGAAGTCATGCCCCACATGATTATCGAAAGATACTGCTAGAGCATCAGACAATATGTTAGGGATTGATCCTTTGTCGAGTTGCTTAGATTGACCATCAAGAATCTGTATGCTTTCCATGATAGCATTGTATACTGCTTTTTCTTGACAAAATTCTTCAGTGTTCTCTACGAGCCAATCGGTGTCTTTACTAGACACGTCATCAAACGATATGTCATCAACACATTCTACAACTTTTCGATACTGATCTTCATTGAGGCTTCCTATAGAGTCCACCTCAATCTTTAGAGCATCAATAGTAGGTGATGTGTTGTACTTTAGAATGTATTCTGTGATTGTCTGAAATACAGTTCTCTCCGTCGAATCAGAGAAATACTCTGCTTTGACAAATGGTAAAGTCTTTCTAACATATTCATCATCATAAAGTAAATGTTTAAGAATTTTCTTCTCTAAGTTCATTATTATACTTTTCCTCAGCTTTTTCTACAGTAGTCTCTAGGATAGAGTTTAGCACATCACTGATAACAATTTCAAATTTTTCTCTGATATTTTCCTCAGAAAGTATAATATTTTTATTTTCGGTGTGAATTGTGTATTCAAACTTGACATTCAATGTATCCTGCTCTTCGTTGGGATCAAGAGAGACCACACCGTAAGAATATTCTGTTCCTAGAAAATCACCATCAATAAGTTTTACTGTTGCCAACTCACCTTCTTTTTCATACCCGTCTTTAGGATCAATAATTACGTAGTCTCTATTCTCCAACATCCTCAACCTCTACTTCTTCAATAGGATCTGCACCGTATAAGAACTCACTCTTACACGCATTATCAATCAAAGTCAATACTTCTTCTGTATAGTACTTCTCAGGCGTTTCATTGATAGATTTACCAAACACTTTAGATCCATCAGGTAACTCGTATCGTGTGGATACTTTCTTAAAGATACCATACTTCTCTGCGATGTCGAGCAAACCATAGTATCGGTCTAGCCCGTGTTGGTAGGTAATCTTCACTTCGACTTGAGCATTCTCTTTAGTCAGACGAGACTTTTGCATCTTTGCTCTGACGATATTACCAATGACCTCTTTACCGTCTTTCTCTTTCTTCTTGGAAAGCATAACGATAGTTGATGCAGTGTACTTCAAGCCAGAACCACCCGACATTTCTTTCATTGGAACATAAGACCCCACAACATCATAGACGTGGTTTGTTACCATAAGAGGAACACCAATCTTTGCAAGGCGTAAGTTAAGTACACGGAAGGTTGCTTTAAGAATAGACGCTTTAGTCATATCTTTTGTTTCTTTACCTTCCATCGTGTCTTCCATCTCTTTAGTGGATGACAACTGACCCAAAGAGTCAAGGATCATAATCATTGGTTCACGTTTACTTTCGGGTTGCTCAGAATAGTTCTCAATGATTTTTAGTGCAGTGTGACGAAACTTCTGAATAGTGTCGGGTTCGGAGATAACAACTCGTGACGTGTCAATACCACGATCTTCCATCATACCCTTTGTGACAGCCGCTTCAGTATCAAAATAGATAACACCACCTGTAGGATTTGCGTCAAGAAATTGTTTGACGATCCCTAAAACAAAAAAGGTTTTACCTGTTGCAGATTCACCTGCGAATGCGGTGACTTTATTGTTGGGAACACCACCGTAGATGCTACCAGACAACACAGCGTTGAGTGCGTAACTACCTGTATCAATGCACCCCGTATATTCAGCAGACGCATTACCGTCGGCAAGGATTTTGGTATCCTCGTCTTTAAGTGTTTCGACGAGATTATTAAAAAATTTAGACATAAAAAACTCCTGTTCAAGTTGCGAGCATTATAACATAAAAGATAAAAAAAAGCAAGGGCGAACCCTTGCTTTCTTCCGTTAGGCTGTTAAGCAGCCAGTCGTTCTAGAATGTCTTGACATAAGTGGTTAGGATATTCATCCTTATACTTCGTCAAAAATTCATCCAGATTCATCGATCCCATTCGACGATTTACTTCTTTAGTGATTACAACTAAATTATCATAAGAAGTGTCTCCTTGATTTGCATGGGAAATGATGTGTCCACCTTCAATGTCTTTCATAAAGACAGGCATACCTGTGATCGCACACTTTTTGCCTTGTTCTTCAAATCGCTTTAAGATCTGTTCTTCTCCAAAGCATCGTTCACGCTTCCCAATAATTCCAGGCAACTCACCGTTGACGGTTATAGCGTCTAGGAAAATTCCAATCTTAGCAAAGACTTGATCCCTCAAGTGCAATCCTAACATTGTTCTCCAAGTTACTAGTGCACGACTCTTCT